GCAAGCGAGTCTGCACCAGAAGATCAAACAATGAATGTTTTCTTTGGAGAAAATGTTACAAGTATCAGAGAATTGGTTAAGAGGTATGTTCTTACTAGATATTGGAGTATAGTTTTTGGTGCTTCAGGCGGTATAAATGTAGTTAGATTACAGAATAAAACATTTCCTTATCAACGTGGATATGATTCTATTGGTCTTGATACCGCACCTCATGGTACATATACGTATAGTTCTATGAATCCCATTAGTTATTTTCAGGCATGTTATGCTGGATATAGGGGGTCTATTAGACATAAATATTTGTATCATTCATCCGGTAATATGGATTTACCAGTTGTTGAACGGGAAGCTTATTCACCTGATACTGCGGGTATAACGTCAATTCAATTTTTCCCAGTTACAGGTAACAATTCAGCAAACCTTACGGGGGCGTTTACTAATACGTCTTGGCAAGGTGCTGCAGGAACTGGAACATCAATTAATAATGGCTTAGAAGTTGAATTTCCTTTTTATAATAAAGGAAGGTTTGGATATTCTAGGCTTATTAAAGCGCAGGATTTGGATTGTCCATCTACCAGTAGTTGGTTTATTACTGGGATGGATAATTTCATTAAAGCTGGAACCTTTGAGAAGATCGGGTATCAGCAATGGACCGCAGCCGGTGAAGATTTTTTATTTTATTTTTTCACCGGGGTACCAATCATGTACCAATATACGGGTAATGGACTCTGACGGAGACGTCATTAAACATCTTCAGACTTTCTGTCACGTTGGACGGAAGGAATCACTTGGGTGACTCAGGTGTGCGCTGAATCTTCGGATAGTCAGTGTCGGGCTTAGCCCTCTTTATAGTTTTGATTGAACTTGAAAAGGGGCTTTGCCCATTCAAGATGTAGGTCACAACTTTAAGAGTCAGTTGAGCCTGGAAGAAAGTTATCGTCACTTAGTGTGTTTTTATCGAAAGATTTCACACTATGCGGGGATAGCTTAACGAGCGAAAGTAAAACTTTGTTCTAGGTCATCTCTGCA